AAACGAAACAGAAAATATTAGGCAAAACGCACTACACAAAGGTAGTGATGTTTATACGCTAATCAACCAGGCCCACACACTTATGGGAGAGCTTATAAGAGTTAAGCCAGGCGAAAAATTTACTATCGACAAAGCTATGTCAGATACCCTTAATACTATGCAAGAGGGTAACAAAAAAATGATTAAGACTGGCTTTAAAGAGATAGATGGGCTTGCAGGGGGGCTAACTAGAGGTGAGATAAGTATAGTTGGGGGTAGACCAGGACATGGAAAAACAACTTTTCTTGTCAACCTGTTAGCATCCCTTGTAAAAGGTGGATATAAGGTAGCTATGTTTAATAGAGAGCTACCTAACAGTGAGGTTATAAAGAAGTTGATATGCATAGAGAATCCAAGATTAAACTACAGAGACGTTAGAAAAGGTATTATTGATAAAACAAACGTAGGGTTTATCAATGAACTTAAGAAAGCTTCTAGAAAGATAGCGGATATATACGGTGAAGATAGGTTTGTTATGTTTGACAGTATTAGAGACCTAGCTAAAACCGCATCAGAGGTGAAGAAGTTTGAGCCAGATGTGATTATAGACGACTATATACAGCTTGTAACTCCAGCTGGTAAAGAGATTGAGAGAAGACTACAGCTAGAACGTATCTGTAATGAATATAAATGGTTAGCAAAAGAGGCAAACTGTGCAGTTGTATTAGCATCACAGTTAAACAGGTCATTAGAATCAAGAAATAAAGAAGCTAAGAGGCCACAACTTTCTGACCTTGCAGAGTCGGGAGCTATAGAACAGGTAGCAGAGAATGTATTCTTTGTATACTATTCTTATAAAGTGGACCCGTCAATGCACTCAAAAAATGAAATAAGATTAATCGCAAGTAAAGTAAGATATGGGGAGTCTTCTGAGATTACACTTCACTACAATGGTGATATATGTACAATCTATGATAACTGGTCCATACCACACGCAAAGGAACTAGATGAAACAAAAGAACTACCATTCTAAAGCATTTATAGGCATAGACCCAGGAAAATCTGGCGGTATATGCTGTGTAAAAGGAAATTTATTGAGGTCTGCTAAATGCCCAGACTCTGTACTAGGAATGTCTGAACTCCTCCGAGATATACTACAAGACACATCTGTCAAGAATGTATTCCTATATATGGAAAAAGTTTGGGCAAGACCTCATGATGGTAGAAGTTCAGTATTTACTTTCGGACAAAATTATGGCCAATGGGAGGGGGTTATAGCATCTTCCAACATAGTCCCTATCTACGTAACCCCTTCTCTTTGGATGAAACATTTTGAAATACCAAAAGGATTAGATAAAAAAGATAGAAAGAACTTAATAAAACAAATGGCACAAGACTTTGTAGATTCAAATAACTTTAAGTTCCATCAATGGAAGGGAGTCGCTACATTAGCAACAGCAGATGCTATTATGTTGGCGAAGTATGCAATTGATAAAACTGACTGATATACATGAAGTCTTTGGTGACCTAAGCTTAATAACTAATAATGGGAGGAAAATACCGTTGGATTACGAAGAAATGAAAAAGTTTGACATAGACCTTGAGTTTGGCAAAATGGGTGAGGACTTTGTCAGAGACCTACAAAATGGCAACAATATGATAGAGGTCAAAACAGAAAGAGATATATGGAAGACTACAGGTAATATAGCTGTAGAGATAAGATGCAGTGGCAAGCCTAGTGGTATATCTACTACAGGTTCTAACATATGGATTCACTTACTGTCTGATAATGGTAAGATTGTAGGCGGATATATATTCAGTGTTGACTATTTGAAACAAAAGATAATAGACCTTAAAAAAGAAGGTAAACTAAAGATAACTATGGGCGGAGACTTTAATGCCAGTCAAATGGTGTTGATACCTAGAGAAGAGTTGTTTAAAGATTATAGAACATAGAATATTTTCTAAAATTATCACCGCCTGTAGCTGATGTTACAAGCTTTCTTTTTCTATAGAAAAATTCATCTTTTGCTTTTTTATATTTAGCTCTAAGTTTATCATCTTTTAAATACTTCATAAACTCTCTGTCTGGGATTATACCTCTTTTTTCATCATATCCTTCAGAAACTCTTGCTACAGAATATTGATTCAAGTGCGCATCTAAAGCTCTTTGAGCTTGTTTATGAATTTGGTGAGGAGACAAGCCTTGACCATTATCTCTAAAATCTTTCATAAAAGTTGTAGCAATATAATTGTATGCAGACCAGTATGCTCTGTTAAAATCTTTTTGGTTTCCATTGTAAAACGCATTTCTTAAAGACCTGTAAAAAGGTGTTCTATCTGTTTGGCCATATGCCATTGGGTTATCTTTGTAACCATTTTCTGCTTTCCATCTTCTTGCATAAGTTCCAAACTCTTTGGCTGTTTTGTAAAGCTTGTCTTGTTTCCAACTTAATCCAAAAGGTTCTTGAAAGTTTTTACGGTACTGTGCATATAGTACAACAGTTTCATTCATATAATCATCAAGAGCTTGACCAACAGTTTTTCTTTTTTCAGTAAAGCCTAAAGCTGGTAAGAATGTATGAGCAAATAAAGAGCCAGCTGATATTAGGTTGCCCATAACAGCACTACCATATAACGGATTAAAAGAACTAGCCATCATTTGGTCGTTATAATTTAAAACGCTAAATTTATCTTTCTTTGAAAACAAACTTGCTCCGTATGGATTAAAAACAAAATCTGTTCCTAGCTGCAAAAACTCAGCTCTAAATAAATAAGAAGTCATTTGAGTTATTTTATCTTCATTTTCTAATGGGTTTTTTGTGTCAAATAAAGTGTCATACATAGCCCATAAAGCATAACCAGACATTAAACTTCCAACTGTTGCTCTAGCTAAAGGAGCAATATTACCTTTTTCTACAATTGGTTTTAATGTATTTTGATACATATCAAAACTTGTAGAATATGCCATACGATAAAATAGTGACATAGGCTTTACATATTTGTTATTCATCCAAGCAGGCAATAGTTGCGGACCTGTACCGCCTGATGTGGACACATGTGAGTAGTGAGATATTTTAGCTCTTATATAGTCCATCTTGCCAGTAGTTTCTATATCTGCTAATCCATCTTGTATTTTGCGGTAATTGTTTTTGTCTAACAAAAACTGCACTTCATCATCAGATAGTTTGAACGTGTTTTTCCAAAATCTTTCTATTTGATTTTTAGGAGTTGTTGGTAAATAATTTTTAACACCATGAACCTTATCTAGCTGTAACTCAAACGTCATAAGTCCTGCCTGTACTTGGGCTACCCTACCTATACCTTCTGTTCTGGTCATTAAATTAAAATCAAATAATTTTTCCATACTAAACTCACCAAGATTAAACGGTAATTTAACAGCCTTGTCTTGTAGAGCCAGCGTTTTGGTTTGGTAGGTTGTAAAACCTTCTCTTCTAGCTTCATCCATTAATTGACCATAATTGCCAAATAGTCTTATAAAACTTCTCATTGTATTAATAGCACCAAATGTACCTAAACTTCTTGGAATAGTAATTAATAAGTTTTTTACTCCTGATGTTGGAGATGATAACCCAGCCGCAGCTGATAACGTAGAAGCTGTTGATAAAAAGTTTGTTACAGAATTAGATTGGTTGTCAAGACCAAGCCCTAGTAATTCATTTATGTGTTTAGCTGCATATTGAGCTTCAGGGCTGCCGCTGGCCAGAGCAGGTTGTAAATCAGCTTTAGTGTTTGAGGTTAACTTATATTGTGTGCCAAACTTTGTAAATTCTGGGAAAAATTTTGTTGTAGCAATAAATTTAGAGCTAACTGTAGAATATCTGTCCATAACACTAGCATAATCTTTAACATAAGTTCTTACCATTTTTTTTCTGTTAGTAATAGGCGTTGTAACTTCTATCTCATAAGGTAAAAGTATACCTCTTTCCTTAAAATGTTCATTAACAACTCTTGCAGGATTATATGTCATAATATTGTAAGCTTCTTCTTTTATACTATTTAAAAGATTTGTATCGTTTAAGTTCTTTTCATACTCAGCTTGCCATTTGTTAGGGTTTTCTTGTTTTTTAAATTTTTCATTAGCCAATTCTTTTGCTCTACTTTTTAATCTTTTGTTGGCTATATCTACGATAATTTTACTGTCTGCAGAATTTTTTGCAAGTTCTTGTAGTACTTCTCTACTTACCGCTCTAGTCATGTAATTTTTAATATATTTTTCATCATACTCTTTCAACCACTCTTCGTATTGAAATTTAGTAGATTTTGCTTTTACTTCTTGCTTAACTCTATTCCAGTAAAAATCAGTCATTTGCTTATGATAATCTCTAGCAACAATATGTCTTTGCGTAAAATCATCTAGACTATCAAAACCTTCATCGTTCATATTCCATAATTTTTTTGTTTTAGGATTAACTAAATCAAACGCTTCAATAGCTTTTCTTTCATCAGCAGTTAAAGGTCTTCCTGGTTGTGTACGCATTTCAGGTTCTAAAAGCTCCATATTGTCTATATCTTTACCTAATACCTTTTTAACCTGTATAATAGTGTCATCTGCAAAAGCTTTATCCTTTGTATATACTACGTCATAGTCTAGTAAATTGTTGGCTAATTTTTGTGATTTTTTACCACCTTTAGAAAGCACATAATAAACAGGCGCATAAAGCTTTCTCCAACGAAACCTGTCTATACCCTTTATTTCTTGAGCTAATTCTCTAAAACTTGGGCTATCAAAATTAGCATTTTCTGCAACCTTGTAACCTTCATAAAATTGTTTTACTAAGTCTATAGTGGCTTGTCCTGATATATTATTAATCTCACCACCTTCTACACCTATCTTTTTTAATAGCTCTACAGATTCAGAAGCAGGTATTTGTTTCTTTTTCCTTAACTCTTCTAAGTCAAACTTTGCAACGTAAAGTTCATCATCGTCTAACATATTTAAATTCAAACATGCTTTTGCCATTACCTGCACTCCATATCATTTAATATTCTAGTTAAAATTGCCTCATCAACCATATCATCTTCTAAGCTTATTTTTTTCATTTTCTTTATATCTGCGTCAGTCATACCATATGTTTTTAATACAGACTTTAATTGTTTTTCATATTTTGCATCACCTAAAGCCATTCTAGAAAAATCTCCAAATCTTCCGCCTGTCATAACTAACCTAGTTTTTACTTTCAAAGTGTTTAAATTGTCTGTAGAATTTTTAGTAAGAGAGTTCTTTCTTAGTTTGTCTCTTGATTGATACTCAATATTTATCTCTTCAAGTTTTACATCTTTAAGTGGGTTATCTAGTGTTGCTCCAAGATTTAATTTAGTTATTAGGCTTTTTAAAGCATCAGGCTTTAATGCTTTAACTTTACCACTAACGGGAATGTCGACCCTTCCTTTTTTAGCAAAAAGCTCACCTATTCTTGCATTTGTTTCTAAATGTATTTTGAATGCACCTTCTAAAACATCTTTGTGTATTTTGTAAGAAACTTCAGAAATATCTTTAGATAAGTCCCCTTTGTTTGTAAAATTAATAAAACCATCTTTGTCTGCAGCAGTCTTAATTTTTTCTATATTTTCAAAACCTTTTTTAAGAGTATAAATTGTTGGGACATTATCTTCCTCTAGTGCCTTAGGTTCTAAAAAATATTTTTTTAACTGTTCTGGTTTTTTGTCTGCTAATTGCTTTAATTGACTTGATGTTCTTTTATCAAATACAAGCCCAAAATATTCTTTAGCTAATTTTTCATATTTTATTTGAGTTGACTTCATCATTTTGCCACTTTTATCTTTTTTTAGATTACTCATATAAGATAACGCTTCTTCAGTAGTTAACTGTTTTCCATCATGACCAAGTCCAAATATTTCAACAATATTAGCTTCTTCAGACCCAACCTTATATTTTTTATTAACATAAGTAAAAAAGCCTTTTCTGAAAGCCTGACCATCAATACCAAAAAGACCTTTTGCTAAATCTGTAAGAGTGTCTGATTCTATAGCTACATTTTGGAATTTATAACCATCTTTTGCATTGCCAATTTTTTGTTTTGCAAAAAACACTACTTTATTAAGTTTACCGTCATTACCTTTTACTTGGTTTGTCTTTTTATTAATAAGTTTTTTTATTTTAGTAATAACATTACCTACAGTAGTTACAAAAGGCAAAGATTTAGGTGCGCCTGCGGCTTTAGGCATTTTCATATTAATACTGTTTTTGTTAATCTGATTATCTCTAAGTCCTACAGGGTCGCCAGGGTCTATAGGTCTTGGGGTTTGTTTACTAATTTGCCCTGGTTCAGCAAGCCTTTTCAAGTCAACAGATAGTAAATCTTGAGTTTTTAAGTCTCCAAATAAATCTTGAATACCAATTCTTTTTGCTTCTGTCATTTTTCCAGTTATCTCTTGAACAAAAGACCTATCTAAATCTCTAATTTTTAAATCAGGACGCTCTTCAGCTATACGGTTAATAAATTCTAACATACCTTTTAAGCGTGCCTTCCTTGTATCATTTATTAATAATGGACCTGCTTTCCCACCACCACCTTTCTTACCTCTTTTAAGTAACCATCCATCTGAAGATATAAAAGTTTTAATAATTTGATAGTTTGCTTTGATAGATTCTTTTTGTACGTCAGACAGATTTTTATTGTCAAGCTCATTTATAATGTTATCTATTTCTTTTATAGTCTTTATATTTTCATTGTAAGACTCTATTAAACGCTTATCCTTTAGGTCAACATCTTTTAAAGACTCTTCAAGTTCGCCAACAGTTTTTTGAGTTTTAACGTAAGTTGATTCTTTTGCATCTAACCTTAAAGATTCTTTTTCTGTAGGAATATTAGATAATGTTTTTTCAGTTGAATCTAAAATTCTAAGAAACTCTTGATTTAATTCGTCACCAGACAATCCTTTTTTACTTAACTCATTTTGTATATCCATTATTGGGACATCTTTAAAAGTTCCGTCTGCAAGTTCAATAGGTATAGTATCAGGTCTACCTGCTTTTTCTAGCCTTGTTCTTATTTGTGTTATTCTTTTAGAAATATTGTCCGCAATAGAACCTCTTTGTATACCTAAAGCTTTTGTTGCATTTTCTATTCCTTCATCCATCCATCTTTCAAGCCTAACTACATCGTCAAACATAATTTCAGCACCTTCTAAATAGTCTTTTACCTCAGCAAACATTTCCATTCTTTTTTCGTAAAACTTTAATGCTTTCTTAGGGTCATCTATATCTTCATCAGCTAACTGTTTAAATGCTTTTACTTTTTCTTGAATTTCTTTAAAACGTAAACCTGCCTCAGATTCCTCAAATGCTTTTCTTCTTTCATCAATATCTGACATACCTTCAAAAGAATTTTGTGTAGCTTTTTGTTCTGCCTCAGTGTCAAGTTGCTCTGTTGATTTAGAATTAACACTATTTTGTACAGCCTCTTCTTTTTCTAATTGTCTTTTTCTTATGTCATATTTTTTTCTATATTCGTCTTGAGCTTTTTCAAGAGGCTCCATAACCACTTTATTTAAACCTAAACCAGCAAGTCTTGTTGCGCCTGCAAAACCTCCCATAGTTAACAGGCTAGCCATCATTTCTTCAGCAGATTTTATTTGACCATAAGCAACAGCAGTACCTGTTATATCACCAAGCGTTAAACCTGCAACATCTGTTGCATATTGACCATATGCTCCAGTGTATTTCATTTTATCTTTTAATTTTAATAATGTACTTTGACTTGTTCCAGAAAGTTTTTTTTGCATTTCTAAACGGTCAGTAACTTTTAACATTCTAGCATGTTTAGCGGCTAAAAATGGTCTAGCAGAACCACCCATAACACCCATAATTCCACCATGAACAACGCCTGCAAAAGTTTCTTTTAATATGTCTTGAGACGAAAGAGGGTCTATATCAGGGTTTCTCATATGCTCTGTTCTAGCAAACATATTTGCTTTTGCTCCTTCATACGGAACATACATCATTTCATTACCTATAATGTTTCTTATAGAGGTTTCTACAGCAGCTCTTCCGCCAGGTGCTTTTGCCAAACTAGGAGCTACTTTTAATACTTTTTTAGATAAATAATTTGTTGCAGCCTTAGCTCCACCTGTAGATAGTGCGGCTTTAGCAAATATACCACCACCAGCAAATAGCGATAAAGCATCTAATGGCATAGCAAACGACATAATTCCAGCAACAGCTTCAGCAAATATTGAAGGTTGTTCATCAAATGTAAATTTAGGTTTACCTCTTAAAACGTCACTAGCCATACCTTGTAATGAGCGACTATATGCAAGTCTTGCTAAGTAAGAACTGTCCTCATCAATACCATATACATTAAGATGGTCTAAAAAAGTGTCTTCATCAGTTTTGTCAAGATATATATCAGTAGGGTCTTCTTTAGGTATAGGGGTTGATGTATAACCTATTTCTTTCCAATCAGCAATTGGAGCATCAGGATATGTTGTTCTAGCTATATAATATAAGTCTTCATCAGATATGTTACCATATTTGTCAGGAAAAGCATCTCTTAACTGTTTTATAGCGCTTTGAGGAGATATAGCCATATTAATTTTGCTTAGAAGCGTCTGTAGGTTCTATAATTTTATTGTATTGATTTAAAGCTTTATCATAGGCGTTTTTTTTCCTATTATATTCCGTAAAGCTTCGCATTAAAAATGCTGTCATTTTATTGTTTTCACCGCCTCCTATACCCCATTTCTTTTTAAGCTCTCTTATTTTTAATCTTAACCGCTTAATGTTTTGCGCTGGCTCTGTAGCTGTTCCAGGAAAACCTTCTGACAATCCAATTCCAGTTTCTTTTGCACCTTTTCTTTCAGAAGAAATCTGGTTTTGTAAATTTTCTATTTCTTTTATATCAGAATCATACATATTTTTCAAAGAAATTAAATCTTGTTCACTTAAAATGTTTGAGTCTTTACCAATTAAGTTAGATAGTTTTTTAATTTTTGACCTATTAACTTTAGCAATGCTTGTATCTTCTACTTTGAAAGTTTTTACTTCTGACAATAATTTATTTACTTTATTTAATTGTTTTTCAGCGGACTTTGGGTATCTAGCTTGTTCAATGTTTTTACTTTCATCATTTATATCTAAAGGTTGTAAAGGGTTGTTAATTTTTTGGCCTTTATCATCATTAAGCTCATTATTATTTTCATCATTTATATCTGCGCTACCATCATCAATAAGATTAAAAGAGTCAGGACCAATTTCATTGTTTTTGCCTTCCCAAGCCCATCTTCCTTCACTTAGCAATTCTCCTGCATAAGAAAAACGCTGCCCTATTAGTTCTTGCATATAGCCTTTATAAATATTGTCTTTATCAATAATTTGTTTTTGAACTTTACTTCTTTGAGTTTTTAAAGTTTTTAATGTCTCTGTTTTTGTGCTAAAAGGCTGTCCTTCAATATAATAAATTACATTATTTTTGTCTGTATCATCAACGTAACTTGATGTTTTTTCTTCAATTAATTTTTGATTAAAATTTTTATCAGACGTTTTTGGTAGTAAATTATTTTCTATTTTAAGTATATTGTCATTTACAGGCTGAAAACTTTCTAAATATAAATCTTTCATTTCAGCGCCCAACAAAGGCATAACTTGATTCTTTACTCTTCCTGAAGTTTGAGCATAATAATTTTTTAATTCAGCATCAAACATTGATTCAGTCAATTGTCCGTTTAGCAAATCAGAGTATAACTTTTTTTCTGTACTGTCAAATATGCCAATCAAAGCTTTAGGTAAAGATGTTAATACATTAGTTGCATTTAAAACATTCTCGCTCATTTCAAATGCTAAGTCTGGCATTATACTGTTATATTCACCTACTCTTGACTTGTACCTGCTAATACTTTTTGATAAAGATTGAAAATCATCTTTAAACTGAGCGCTACTACCATCTAATGCAACACCTTCATTAACACTTAATATTTCTTTGTCTAATGTTTCTATTTGATTTAATATTGTTTGTTTATCTCTGTTAAAATTTGTATGAATTTCTTTTACAGGATTAATCGTTGTAGATAAAGCAGTACCATAGATAGCATCTATCTTGTCCACCATTCCAGGATTTTCTGCAACAAATTGGTCTCTCATTTGTTTTAGTGAGCTTTCAGCTCCACTTACACTAGACATGCTAGATTTATCCATTGATGAAAGTGTGTTAAGCATCATTGTTTGAAAAGATTCTTCTTTAACCGCTTCACGTCTGTCTCTTTGCAATGTAGCTTCATTCATAACCCCTTGCACTTGCGATACAGTTTGTATAGTCTTTAACAGTCTATCAAATGGGTCTTCACCTAAGTTTAAATTTACATTTGCTCCTGCAGGTAGTACTTTGGCCATCTAGCCTCCTGTTTGCATTGGTGTAATTAACGATTGATAATCTTCTAGTTCAGAATATAGTTGCTGTAATGCATTTGCTCTTTGTTTGTTTACATCTTCCATAATTGCTTGCGAACCTTCTGCAAATTGTTGCTCTGCCAAACCTTCTGCTACAGTTCTTCCGCCATATCCTGCAAAACCACCGCCCACTTGTGAAGTTTTTGCTCTTTGTCTAGCTAAAACGTCTGCCAATGTACCTCTTTTCATAGCAACTTCTTTAGTATAACTTCCAGGGTCTAGCGCTCTAAGAGTTGATAACTCTGCTGGTCTAGCCATTGCAGGGTCAAAGTCATAAACACCAGCCCTTTCAAAACCTTCTGCTAATGATTGTCCTCCAAATATATTAATAGGTTGATTTGATGTAAACATAAAAGCTGGACTATCTGGGTCTAAATAAGGGCTATCGGCAGATAAATTAGTAAACCCAGTTTCTGGGTCAAACATTTCCATAAAATCAGCAGTTGGCCCATAACCTTGAGCCACTAAATCTTTATAAACATTATAAGCTCCACCATCAGGAAAATCTTCTTCTGATATAAGTTTAGGTCTAAATGTAGTTTGTACATCTGACATAAATGATTTTGGTAATAAATAATCTAATACGCTCATATAAATCCTTAATATACTTTAGGAGCTTGCGCTCTTGTCATAACTGGTTCTTGAGGTGAACCTAACAAATAATCTTGTAATAAATTTTGCAATATTGGAGCATACATTCCTGGTGTAGATAATGCTGTAGCCATTTTACCACCTTCAACTAATGGTGTTGTTAAATTACCTACATTTAATAATCCTGATGTAAATGGTATTGCAGTTGACTCTACAGCAGACACTGCTCTTCCTAATTTAGTTGACTGTGGTAATGAGCCTTTTACAATATCTAATATATTCTTGTCTGCATTAACACTAGGTGCGCCTTGCATAATATCGCTGGCTATGTTTTGTGTCACTTCAGGAGAATCTAAAGTTTTTGTGAGAGGTAAAGTTTTTGCAGCAGATACAGCAGTTGGTATCATAGACACTAAATTGCTTATTAAATCAGCTTGCTTCCTACCTTGTAAGTTTTGTTTTAATTGAGATTGCCCACTCATCATACCACCTGTAAGATAGTCTTCTAAAAATGTTCCTTTAAATTTTGCGGGTATGTTAACATCTTTACCTGCATCTTTAATCATTCTTTTTAATTCTTTTTGAGATGTAATAGTGTCTAACCCTCCAGCTATTAATCCAAGTACAGGATTAACCATACCTAATGCTGTTTTAACTAAACCGCCACCTTTAAAACCAAACAATCCAGCTCTTTTTGATGCTTCTTTTTGCATCCTATCTAATTCTTTTTCAAGTAAATTAGTAGCTTCTTTAGCTCTTGCATCTAAATAATCTTGTTGCGCTCTCTTTTGAGCCAATCCTACTTTTGATGCTAAATTTTCTAATGCAAATGGTTGTGCCATTATTCTCCTTACAGTTCTGTGTATAATTTATAAAAATATATTAAATATTCATAATAAATATTTTTTAATAATCCTAGTCTTTTATTATCCAGCATCAGCAGCTCCTGTTGGGTTGCTTAGTGAAAACCAAGCTGAACCATTACAGTATAGTGTATAACCACCATAACCTACAACTCTTTCGTCAGAGCCTGATGTTAAAAAAATTTTTTGATGAGAACCTGCTGCTGGTGTTTCATTATGTTCTAATTGTATAAAATTAGCAGTATCTGTTTTTACTATATACAAGATTTGTCCTTGTACACCACCACTAAATCCACCTATAGTTACATTATTGCTTGAAGTATCTACTTCTAATACTGTAGTATCTGACACATCAATACCATCTGTAGGTCCTGCTGTACTAAATGCAGTATGTTTATATGATACAGTACCTTCTACGTCAAGTGTAGTAGTAGGACTTGTAGTACCTATACCTACATTACCTGCTGAAATTGTTCCTGATGTGGTTATAGCTGAAGAGCCAGTATTAATCGTTCCAAACCCAGACGTAATAGAACCTTTATCTATTGAACCGTCATGTTTTACTCCAAAATTAATAGTATCATCTTCACTTGATGAATATGTATATACATTAGAAAAGTCTGATATGCCACTTCCTGTTGTGTTAACATTAACTTTTAATAAGCTATGGTCATTTTGAGAAGTAACTAAAGGAGCGTTAAATGTTTGCTCTACGTGCATAAGTTGAGAGCCGCCTGTTTGTGAAGCTGTCATAGAAGCTCCAGTTACTACTACGGTATCTGTTGCACTTCCAGCTGTTATATTTAAACTACCACTACTTGTAGTAAATGAAGGATTAGTAAACATAGTAGCTTTAGATTCGTTATCTACATTGCCTAAACCAACATCTCCTTTTACTAATGATAAATCTGTTTTAAAATCTGCTGTATTAGCATTATCAAGTAATGTTTTAACATCTGCAGACACATCTAAATATTTAGTTTCTAATTTTATATCTGAAGTGTCAGTAGAATTTCTAAATGCTATAAGTCCTGATTTATTTTGTATACCAACTGCTGATGTTCCGCCTGACTGTCTTAATAATAATTTATCTACAACAGGAGTATTATTTGTTTTAGTAGACAGTCTTTTAACTGCATCTTCTAACCTTCTAACAGTAGATGCTATTTGTCTTAGGTCTATATCAAGGTCTACACTATGCCATTTATTAGATTCTTTTACATATAACTTTAGCCCTTTTCTAGATGAGCGTATTGTTATATCCCCATTTTGGCCTTCAAGACGTTGTGGAGTACCTTTACCCAAAGTTATTCCTCTTGATTGTCTAATAGCCATTATTTAATACTTTTTTCTCTATATACTATACTTATATCGTTTATTTGAAATGATGAATGTATGTAGCCTAAATCGTATGCGGTTGACAATCCCACACCATAAGTTAATGCTGAAGATAGAGTAGCAACTTTACTATCTTTATCATAAGCAGTAATTTTTCTTATTTGACCTTGACCATTACCACTGTAAAAAAATATAGGCATACCATTATAATAATTGACAGTGTCAGAAGCATCCGATGCTAAAGTGATTGTAGAACTTCCAGATGCGCTGCCTGCAGTTAATTTTGAAACTTGACCTGCATTAGCATAACTAAACTGTAATGCTATTGAGTACACATTATTAATGCTAGCTGTTGGCTTTAGTCCTACTGTTATCCACTGACTGCTACTTGTTCCAGCGTTATAAGCATCAAAACCTTTAGCATTACTGTAATATGTAGTATCTTGAAATTCTCCTGTAAAACTATTAGAACCATTAGTTGCGTAGTTTACTTTAATTCCTGACACATAACTTTGACACTTAAATGTTACATATATTTTATAAATCTTTTTTCTTCTACTAGGACCAGAATAAGTGCTTGTTGTAGTAGATGTTCTTGTTAAATCAAAATCTTTTGTTCTTAGTTTAAATTTTTCTGCAGCCTTTGTATGATTCCATACATCTCTAGCAGAATCGTCCCATACAGATATATTCCCTAAATTTAATGCTTGGTCTGTTTGAGATAACATTATAAGACCGCCATTTTTAGATACAATCATATTACTTCTAAATATATTAGCAGGTTCTACAGGTACATTAGCATTATCTCCAGTGCTTTGTAACACAAGAGGTTGTCCAGGAATAGTAGAGGCAGCATTAGAACCTGTATGAGGAATTGTAAATGCGTCTGTTATAGGAACATTTAATCTTATTAAATTAAATGGTTTATTTGATTCTTCATTGCTTGCCATTATAGTTCGCTTTCTGTATTGCCAATTATTACATCAGATGGATTAGATAATTGATACCAATTAAATAAATTATCATGTTGAGTTATAGAGCTGTTAGTTATATCATATATATATCCACTGCTTGAAGCTCCTGAAATATTTGTTGTTAATATAATTAACTTGTTAGAGTATTTATCATAACCTACTATTACAGGCCTTTTAAAATCTTCATTAGTTAACCAATTGTCTATTCTAAATTTGTCTGCACTTACATTACTTAATTTTTCACCATCATAATAATATATACCGTTTGAATTAACCCAAAATATACCATCGCTAGATTTAGCTATTTGACATGGATTTTTTACGCCTGCACCAGAAAATGTAGACACGAGTTCTTCACCTTCGGATGTTACTTTAATAACATATGCAGTTTTTTCTTTATACTGTATTAGTTTATCTCCTACAGATTCTAATGCTATAATACTTTCACCATCAGAAGTAGCTACATCAATAAAGTGTGTGCCATCATCTGGAAATGTGTCAAATTTGTCTGTATCTGAGCGTAACATTCTATCTGGAAATGTTTTGTCACCAATTTTTAAATTACCTATATAGACTTTTCTATCTACAGTTGCTGTTGCTTTATATCTGGCAGCTAAACTTGTACCTGCTTCATAACCATTATTTGCCTCATACGTAATAAGTGGTAAATTTTTAATAGTATCTCCAGACAAGTTTCCAGTCACAATAGCTCTTAAATCAGTCGTTTCGGTTGACCCCCATTGGTCTCCATCTATATCACCTAACCTTAAATTTTCTACATCACTATCTTTAGCATGCATTACATATGTACCTTCTTTTAAGTCTACATCATATAACATAATCCACTCTTCTGCTAAGCCACCTCCAACTATATCTACTTGTTTCATATAAATTCTAAAACCTTCAATACGTTCATTCCAACTATTATTTTGTGTTGTAGAATTAAAAATTCCTGTTCTAGAATTATTACATAAAAAAGCTATAGAAGATTTTGCAACGCCTTGAATTAATCTTAAATCAAAAGCATTAGTATGTGTCATTAATTGTTTAGCTGATTTTGTTACTGAAAATAAAATTAATTTTACTTTTTCTGGAGCTCCACCATTAGCACCAATTACTTGTATAGCTAAAGGTACATCTGTATCAACACTAGTGTGTGTAGTTATAGTTCCAGTAAAATTAACCAAACCAGTGCCACCACTAGGTTGTGGGACAGTTAAAGATTCTACTCCAGTTTTATTTGATTGGTCAGGACCTACCCCAACATATAATTTTACAGAAACTCCTGAGCAAGATTCAAACCTAATGCTAGCAGATATATCATAAGATGTTTGTGTAGAAACAGTAATGTTAGAGTCTTCGTAAAACAAATGTTCTTGATTAGCTACAGATTCACAAAAATTAGATACATGGTCGTAATTGTTAGGATTAGAAGTAGATAAAGCGGCTTCTGAACCAAAACTAGAATTTGCGGTTATCCATCCCGTTGTGCTAGTAAACCCTTTATTTATTAACACCTCATCAGCTTGTGTAGTCATTAAGGCGTTAGTAATGTCTGATTCTTGCATTTCACTACCACCACCGTCATATAAATAAGACATGCCAAGTATATATTTATTTTTAAGATTATCATCCATAACCTCATCTTCCAATATAATTTCTTCAGTTCCTTCGCCTGGGTAACTAATAGCGTCTGAATCTCCTATTATTTTAACTTGACCATCTGAACTTCCAAATCCTATTATTTCAAAAACACCATTTAAAGATGCTCCTGAAGTATCTTCAATACCAGCATTTGATATTGATAAAAATTTACCAATTGCAAAGCCATATTTTGGTAATGTAACATCTATAGCAACAGTATCATCTAATGAATCTGCAATCGTTAATATTAAATGAGTTTCTGTAGATGTAGTAACTGAGCTTACTGTAGTTCCATCTACTAATGTAAATTTAGTATCTTCAGATATGTCATTAATATCAATACCTAAGCTAACTTTTTCTGGCTCATCTGGGTATAAATTACTTTCAAGTAATGTAGAGTCATTTGAAGATATAATGTTTTGGTTATATACATTTAAAGCTCCATACTTAGGCGCTTCTGGAACCTGTATATCTTGTACCCATCTGTTTATATCTGTATTAGCTCCTGCTTTTTTAAGCATAGGACGTTTAATATGAGTAAATACTTTAGGTACATTAATTTTAAATATTTTAGAATTATTGTCATGGTCTTCTATTTTAGTTCCAAAACGTCCTCTTTCTACAGTTATAGAACTAGTAGCTGAAACTGTTACTTTCATAACCTCAGAGTCTATTTTTATATATTCTCCTACAGATAGCCCATGTCCAGCGTCTACATTAAATGATGTAGTAGAGTCTGCTGAAACAGAAATTGCAGTTTCAGCTGTTAACTCTTCTTCGCTAAAGTTAGCATCACAAACTCTTAAACCATTATCTGCTTTATAGTAAACAGGCTTTACACCTTTTACATCTAATAAATTTTCACTATTACCATCAGTACCTGTATTATGTACAGTCCCCATAGATATAAGAGAATCTTTCCAAGGCCCATAATCTGTTCCTTCAAAATTATCTGTCCATATATCTATATCTGCCCCATCATTAACACATATAAATTCTGTATTAACTTCATTAGGGCCAGTATTATCAGAAACACTTGTATTATTAAAATCATAATCGTGTGTAAATGAAAATAGCCCATGACCTGACGATATGGGCGTTTCGTTATCAAACCTATCTTGACCTTCACTATCTGTAGGGCTTACAGGAACATTTTCTGTGTTTACTGTAACAAACGAAGATTTACCATTACCTGGCATTGTTACTCTACCTACATTAGAAACATCTACATTAGTAGCTTCTACTAATTGATTATCTTCTATGTCTCTTGGGTCAGCCTTTTTGTTGATACCACCTTCAAAAGCTTTTATATGGTATACTTGTTTAGGCATTTAAAGTTTTTCTTGAATTGCAGTCTTTACTATGTCTTCCATTACATCATATATAGTATTCAAATGTTTTTCTTCTGTTTTTTCATTAATAAATGGAATGTTTATATTTTCATTTAATTTATCAACTAATTTTTTTTGAAGCTCATCAGTAAATATTTGTTCTACAATTTCATCTTTATATTTACTTACCATATCTTTAATAAAACTCATTAATAACTCCTTTTCATACGTTTAGATGCGTCATTTACTTTTAATCCTTTTTTCTTAGCATAAGATTTTGCAGCCATTTTACCTTTAGCTGTATAAGGAAATTTCTTTTTACCTACTCCTGGCATAATACCTCCTAGTGTTATTCGTAATTTCTATTTCTTAAAAATTTTTCTTTAAGCCCATTACCGCTTAATGCAGCAAGTATTTCTACAATTGCTCTATAGCTTGCCTTAATATCTTTTTGCTCTAATTGCATCTGTTTTTGCGAATCTATAAGCTTTATAACAATACCTTCAAACCTATCATTAGCTTCGTCTAAATCTTTTTTTAAATCGTCTTGAATCCAATTATTTTGTTTCCATATAAAAAAACCAAATGCCATTGTCATTGCAACTGGCACTCCAAACTGTTCTATAACATTTAGTATATCCATTTTACATTCTAGGAACTGATAAAGCTCTTACTCCACTTTTTCTATGAGGGTACCTTTTGATAGTTCTCTCATATTTGTTTCTATAATATCCAGCTCTTTGTAGGTCGCCCATATCTTCTAATAGTCTAGACTTTACATAATCTATTATTGAAGAATGTAATGAAGTATCTAATCCAGAGTTAGCTTTTAAATCATCTGTTACTTCTTCTACCTTACCATACTTAGAATGAGTATGTATACGTAGACCACCTGTAACACTACTACCAGAATATGTATCATACTTATCTATTGTAGTTTCAGTTGTGTCGCTAACATCATTAGATATAACTTTACATACTAAAGCTAATCTTTCATCGTCATTATACCATGCAAAATAACTATTTGGATAACTTCTTTTATCTGTAGCCATTTAATCTCCTATGCTGATGCAATAAATATTTCTAAATCTACTGCTACTGAGCTACTTTCATTTAATGCTCTAATATCTGTAATAGCATCTAATGTTGGGCTATCTAAATCACCTGCTGCAGCATCAAATGCAGCATCAAAAGTGTTTAATATTAAAGATTTACCTTCTTCTAATAAAAACCATGCACATTCATCATCTGTTCCATTAGAATCATTATCTCTTGCTATTTGAAGTTTTACACCTTCGCCTGCTGCAGAATTTAAATTTGTTATTCTTAAATATTTCATTTCATCAACTTTAAACTTTCCTGCTGCAACTTCTGTACCATCATCTCCAGTTGTTTCTAATAATGTTATTGTACCACTTCCACTTACAGGTACAGTTAATATTCTTTTAAAAACTTCACCTATAGAAGAAACTGTTGTAGTAGTTGTACCACCTTGGTTTTTCCCATTTAAGTTAATAGACTCATTTATGGTTACAGTTAAAGTTGATGCTGTTAATGTACTTGCCATATTTACTCCTAAGCTGAAGCTATAAAAGCTTCTAAATCTACAGCAGCACTATTTGCTGTTGCTTTTATTCCTGTTAAATCTTCTAATGTTGCACCTGATATATCTCCATAATCTACAACTCCAGTGCTAGTGCTACTTACAATTAAATAACTTGCTCCAGGGTCTAAGCGTACACTAAAATCTGTACTATTAGCACCTTCTATATTTAATGTGACATAATTACTATCATCTTTATTTGTAAGCCTAATATATCTTATTCCTGCAGCAACATAAGTTCCACTACTAACTGCAGCGCCAAAAGAGCAAACAGTTACTTCCGAAGTAGGTATTGTTACAATTCGATTTGTAACTTCATTTATAGAACCTATAGATAAAGTATTAGTAGCACCCTGATTCTTACCATTTAAATTGATAGATTCTGATATAGAAACTGTCATTGTTGCGGCTGTTACTGTACTTGCCATTTATTACTCCTATTTTAATGAATCAGACGTTTCGTCTGTATCATCTTTTAATAATTTATGCGAGTCTGCCAACATAGGCACCTTCACATATCTATCATTGTTATCTAAAATTTCAACTCTTGTTATGTCTATAACAGAGTCATCTAATTTATACCATCTTTGTTTTGAATTTAAATTTTGTATTTTTTCTGTAGTATAATGTTGTACTTTGCCTGACATATCCATTAATGCGTCATTTATAAGTTGAATCATATACTGTTCGGGTTGCCTTCCCATTGTATATTCTATTTGTTGTATTAATTCTTTAACTGTCATCTCTACCTCCACCAGTAGTAGCAGGAGCCATTTGTCTAGGCGGTTGCACACTTGCAACACCCATCATTTGCAAAGACTGCACATAATCTTGTTTTAATGCTGTAATCATAGGAACATAAAGCTCTGTATCTTCTTCTGAAGCAAGTAAATATTCAGCCATTTTAATTGCAGCATATAAAACCACAATGTACTCCATATCATTAGATAAGTTAGCTATATTACTATCACCATTTGCTATTTGTGTAAGTGGTAAGTATAATACTTCTGCAGTTTGACTACCAGTCGGGTCTGGAAACACATTAAGTACAGAGTTTTTAATAAAATATACTGGGTCTGTTTCTTTTGCGTGCATCAAATCATTAGTATCTGTAACTCTAGATGCTAATATAGGAGACACTTGTCTACATATTTGATTAAACCCTTTTGAATCTTTTCTTGTTACAGCCATTATAGGCCCAATAGTGTTTGTATTTAATGCAAGTGTAGAAGGTGAATTACTAAGTTCTGTATGCGTAACACACTCTAATAACTTATCAGGAGGCAAAACATTATATAGCTGCTTAAGACCATCTCTTAAAAATTGGTCCATAGCATCAGTATCTGTTGATATTGCTTCTCCTACTAAGTCTTGTAATTGTGCATTAAATGTTGCCACTATCTACTATTCCTATCTGCTATATCTTGGTCCATAGTTGTTGTGCTAAACTCTACTTTAGTTTGCCCACTCCAAGTTTTTCTCATATTTATATAGTTACTCATTTTTTCAGAGCTTGTTTTAAAATTTTTTTTATGCTTACAACTGCCTGGCTTTACCGTTTTTTCGCAGTCTTCACAGTATATAAATATAGCCATTATATTTTAGTTCTCCCAATTATTTTATACATACTACTCTCCTGTAAATGTACTACTTGCTACTAATGCTTGTGCTTCTGTTTTAGTTAAAACTGTAAAGTTAGGATAATCTAATCCATAACCCAGCTCCATAAGCTCTGTAAGTACACCATCTTTCATAGACCATTCACCTTTAATAATAACATAAGACTTATCATGTGAATATCTAGGTGGTCCTACTTTACCACTAAATATAATATCAGTCCATGTAGGTGCTGACTTGTAAGTTACTTCTTCAGTCTCTTCATCAACTGATTCTACTATAGGGTATAACCCTTTTATTTTGTCACCAACAGCACTATTAAATGCACTGCTAGGTATACAAAAATACATTTCATAATGTGCCATTATCTATGACTCCTTTTACCTGCTTTATAATTTCTTAATATTTCGGGTGCGTCTAATGCTGTATTATATAATATAACATCATCAATAGCTCCACTTACTTGTCTATCAGATAGCCCACCACTTTTACCAATAAATAAATCAGAAGTTGTAGCTGCTGCATCGTTAGAATTAGTTTCTGTATCTGTTTGTACACCATTTGTATATATTTTTCTATTTGTTCCATCAGCAGTTACAGTTATATATGTCCAAGTATCTGCTGTAACTCGTGCGCTAGCAGATGTCTGGTTACTATTATTACAAGCATTTAAAACTTTTCCATCAGTATGTACATACATACCATACCCATTTGTACCATTTGCACCAGTTTCTAACGCTACTATTCTTTGATAATCATTTCCAGTTAAAGGTAATTTAACCCAAGCTGCTATAGTATATGAACCAGTTAACTTTATAGTATCACTATTACTTACCTTAGCGTACCCAGGAACTAAATCCGCTTCTGTTCCTGAAGGAAAATTCAAACTATTAGTAGTTCTTTGTCTATTCATGAAAAACCCTTGTGAATCTCTTGAACTGTCTACACCTGCAGTAATAAGCATTGTTTCTGTTATATTGGTTGGAGTTCCATCTCTATTATTGCCTGTTAAATCTTGCCAAGTTGCAAGTCCGTTATTCCTCCAATAACCTATTAAATTACTAGAACCACTATGGGTTGTAGCATTAAGAGCTAACCCGTCATTATATAATTCTGTTACTTCTGTTGCAGACAATTCTTTATTCCATATAGAACATTCTGTTACTGCTCCATTAGCATAAAGATTTCCTTGTAATCTTGCTCCTATAGCAACAACACTATCTTTGTTTTCCATTCCTTCGTATGAACCACCACTAAAATTAGTATCATCAATAACTTCTCCGTTTAAGTATATAGCTACTCCAGCATCAGCATCAGATTCATTTCCGTTATAAGTCGCTACTACATGTATCCATTTTCCTTCATAAGATGTTAGTGCAGCATTGTAGTATCTTCCTTGATAAGCACCAGCACTGTTATCAAATACCCAAAATGTTAATTTATCAGTAGAGCCTGTAACAAAAGACCACTCTCTATGACTGCTGCTATCTTTGCATATAATTGGAAAATTAGTAGCATCATTCATATTTATCCAAGCAGATAGTGAAAAAGATTCATCATCATTACTTCCGTCTGTAAAACTAAAATCATTATGGTCAGCTATTGATACATAATTATTACGCCCATCAAACCATGCTAACTGATTATAAGACTGTAGTGCTGTTTGAGGTATATCAAGTTGTTGGTCTGCATCTGTCCATCCTGATGCTACACCAACTTCTTTAATCTCTACATCATCAATTTCAAATACTAAAGCAGTTGTGGTTGCAGGATTTACTATTAATAAACCTCCTGTAGCACTCCCTGCTACTATAGTTGTTTCATATTGGACTTCACTATCTGTTATTTGACCACTTGTTCCACCACCACCAACTGTAGTAATAGTTCCTGCAACATCACCATAATACATTGTTATTGTACCTGGGTCAAGCCCGCTAACTCTTTTTAAATTTGCTCTAATTCTATATGTCCTTCCAACAACTGGAGTTCCAGCATTAGCTACAGCTAAACTAGCTCCTTGTACAGCATTTGCTGTTGTAGTGGTAACTCTTAATTTTCCACCTGTTACAGATTCTGTAGTTCCAGTTCCATAAGCGCCCCAATTATTAGAACCTGCCATAGTTTTATCATTAGTAGCTGAAATAGTATTATCACCATAAAATGCAGTTGTTGCGTTGTGTTTATCGTTTATTGGCTCTACTTTAAAATCTTTTAACCATATAGTAGATTGTTCAGAAACCACAGTTCCCGTTAATAAACCAAATATATAATGACCTGTTGTATTAACTGCTAATATATTAAAACTTTGTTCTACAAATTCAGTAGAGTTAGTTGCGCCACCTTGAGGCGACCCTGTTATACTTGCTCCTTGAACTTTAAAGTTTACATTAAAAGAAGAGTCAGATACTTTAACTTTATATGAAATTTTATATACATTTCCTACAACTAAATCTTTTGTCAATATATAACTATCTCTTAAATAAGCATACATTCCACTTGTAGAATCTAAATAAGTATATTTAATAGCATTTAAATCTGAATCTACAGTCACTTGAGTATCTCCAGTATCAAAATCTACCCAACCATCTTTAGTTGTTCCTGCTGTTATTCCCGAATCAACTATATTATCACATATACCTGTATTAGAAGCATCAAGTACATAAGACTGATTACCTCTATGACCTTCATTCATTGGGTACCATAGTTTAAGATTAGAGTTAGTTAGCGATGTACCACCTCTATTTAATGCTAATTGTTCTGGGTTGAGATAATCATACATTGCATCATCTGCTGTCCAAGCTAAATCCCAAGCTTGTAAATCAGACATCATTCCATCAAAAAATCTTGTTGAGTTAGATAACATTCCTACATACCTAATATATAAATCATCGTCATCACCAGCTGTAGCTAAAGTTGCAGTCCCATCTGCAACTCCATTTACATAAAAAGTTAAAGTTCCTGCCCCATCATAAGAATATACTACTCTGTACCAAGTATTTAGATTTAAAGCAGTATTTGAATCTCTATATGTTGTATTACCTAAATCATATATAGTTAATTTACGATTTGTATCAAAACCTAGATAATTTGAAGAATATGTCCCACCTGCAGATATAATATTATCAGCATTACTAGCAGGAGTTGTATTAATATTTATCCATACTGCTAAAGTCCATTTATCAGTAGAAATAGGTATATTACTTCCTGTATCTAAATAGTCAGTAACACCATCAAACTCTAATGCTCTACCTGAATATATTTGTGCGTGATTGTTGTTACCAGAAGTATCTAATCCTCTAGCTCGTGTTGGTTTAACTATTTGTTGTATTGTAGCTGCCATTATGAAAGTGTCCCATTATTTGAGCCATGTGAATCATTAGCATCTGCACTAAGATTCCACCATGATACTAAGTTTGTTTTTTCGCTGTCTGTTAATCCAGCATAATTTTTATTCATTATAGATTTAATTTCAGGCTCAGTTAATACTCTATCTTTCCATATACCAACATTACACATATAGCCATAAAAGTCTCTATCATTTTGACCTGTAGAAGAATTTCCAAAGTATAAATCAATAGCAGCATCGTTTGTATCAGTTAGCTCATGGTCTTCAGTATTAACATTCTCAACTCCATTAATATATATTTTTCTTCCAGCACCACCTGAAGCAGGTACTACTACTGTAATATGATACCATTTATTTTCTGTAATAGCTTCTGTGTTTGAATAAGTAGCATCTCTTCCACCATTATTAATATCAAGATATACTCTACCATTACTTCCAAACACACTAACTGCCCAGCCACTATCTGCAATAGTCAGTGAAGGACCTTTTCCTACTAATACCGAATTTACTAAATCAATAAAATAAACCCAACATGTTACACTAAATGCAGATGTTCCCATATCAATAGAAGAATCACTTCCACAATTAATATAATCATCTACTCCATCAAAAAATGCAGCACCATCACTTACAGGTACTACACTGCCTGCATCATACTTATGCTTTAATACAAGATTGTCTGTTACTATACCAGGTCTTATAGGTTTAGAGATTGCTCTTGATAAGTTACTACCTAATCCTAAAGGCATATTAACCTATATAAGCTATTACTGCACCAGAAGTTAAATCTATACTAGTCCAACGACCATAAATAGTCATTCCTGCTGGTATAGTTTCTGAAGCCATTGTGTTACCATTATATGAACCTACACCATAACCATTTGTAGTATCTGCAGGTGTTAAGGCATTAAACACAGTATCTTCTATACATTGTATTGCTACAAAGTTTCCTGAGTGTACAGAAGTGTCTGATATAAATTTAGCTCCAGCCTGACCTAAAGCAGCATTTTGTGCTTCTACGACTGTAAGCTTATGTAAACTTGAGTTTGCCATTTTATTCTCCTTTTGAGTGTACTTTAAGCTCTGGCATGAGCATGAACGTACTTGTTATAAAAAATTCTTAGTAGATTCGGGGCAAGCCTTTTATATGACATGCCCCATAGTTCTACAAAACTATTAAACCTTATTGTTTTGGTTTAACTAAATGGTGTAGCAGCATCTCCATTTGATTGAAGTTCTGCTTCTACATACCACCTGTTATTAGCAACACCAACTAATGTTACTTTGCCTGACAAACCAGTAGTTGTCCGATTTAATGTAATAATTCGGTCATTTGTTTCGTCAGCAACAAAGTTTTCCATAGCTGCTGCAGTTTGGTCAGCTGTATCTGACATTGATGCCCAACCTTCAAACAAAGTAGTTGATGCATCTGATGTAATTGTATGACTATTACTTGTTGCGCCATCAAAAATTACTTTAATTACATCTCCAACTTTTGGAACTGGTAATGTAACAGCACATCCATCTAGTTTAGTTACAACATACACATGTCCAGAAGCTGCTGTAAAGTCAGCAGTTTTAGCTGTAGTTTTTAAATAACTAGGTACTTGACCATAGCTATTGCTACTTGAGTTTAATACGTCACTTCTCATATAACTAAGCTCCTTCTATGTTAAACAACGCATGTGTTTCAGGAAGAGTTATTTCAAGACCTGCTTCTGTAAGAATCATATCTTTTCTTAAATCCTCATCTGCTTGTTGCACATTTGTTGTAATTGATGTATCACGATTAATACCATTACCAACTAATGGTCTGTAAGATACGTGGTCTAAATCAACTAAAGCCATAAATGTTGAAGCTAAACCTCTAAATAAAGGTTCTTTCACAAGTGATAAATCACCATGAATTGTTTCAATCTTCATTATTTTATGACCGAAAGTTCCATTAGAACGCTCAAACATATATCTTCCAGGATTATCTTCTGTACCACCAAAAGAATCATCTATAAAAGAACTACCACCTATTTTATTAAATAGAGATATAACAGGTAATGAACATAATGCTAATTTAGATGCGCTTCCGCCTCTTGCAGGGTCAAAAACAACTTCTAAATCAGAAAGGAAGTTATCGTATGTCATAGAACCTGAAGCTATAGATTTATGATAAGCTGCACCTTCTGTGTAAGAAAGTTGATTTGCATCCGTTTGAGGAGCTGCACCTTCAGCAATAATATGACCTACAATACCTTCAGTGTATTGAACGCCACCAACAGAAGCTCTTTGTCCAAATAACATTGCTCTTTCAATGTCAATTTTATGTTCTCTTAATTTAAGATTCCATATTCTTTGCCATTCATCAGCATATCCTCTGTACACAGTAGCTCTAGCTGTATTAGACATTTCACATGCAGTTTTAAATATTTGAGTAAAACCATAATCATTGTCTAATTTTTGCGAAAATACATCTGGCGCACCAGAACCTTCAGCAAATGCTGTTCCAATTACTTGGCATTTTACTGCTGTACTAGAACCATCAATAGTAACTGCAGATGTTGAGTTTTCACGTAACCATCTAACTTCTATTTCTGTTGCTGAATTTACGCCTGTAACAACACATGTTGCTGCATTTGTTCCTTCACCCATACCAGATATAGTAGATGAAACCATAAGTACCATGCCTTTAATTATCCATGGTGATGAAGATATAGTCATTGTGTCTGTAGTATCTTCTGCTATAGCACCAAGATTACTTGATGTAGTAAAGCTTCTATCAGTCATTGCAATTTTAGTTCTATCTTCTAAAAATCTAAATTGCGAGTCTGCTGTAGGTACTTTACCTACATTTGACAAGTATACAAAAAATGGTGACTCTTCTGGGGCTAACTCAGCAATTCTATCACTAAAGTCATACAGTCTTCTTGTGCTTAAATTTGCACTGTCTACTGTATTGCCGCCAGGAGTACCAAATTTTACTTGGCCTGTTTCATAATTAGCCATTTTTTTTCTCCTAAGTTATATTATAATTTACAATACATTAGTACGACTACCAGCTTTTAAAATACCATCCCACATAGCATCTTCGTCAGACTTAGGAGTTTGAGGAGCTTGTCCTTGTAATACACCGCCTTGAGCAGGTGTTCCTTGTGTTTGACGTACACTATCAAGTGGTCTTTCTATTTGCTGGCCTTGTTCAGAGTTAGCTACAGCTCTCCACATTTTAATAGCGCCATCAACACCATACTCAGCAGGATTTTGTGCTGCAAAATTCATAAAAGAGTCTACTTCTTCTGGGCTTAAGCCTCTTTGTTGTAGTTCGGTCTTTAACTGCATTTCGCCTTGATTTCTTTGTAATCCTTGCATTTGTTGGTTAACAGCTCCATTTATAGAGTCCTGTAGTTCTTGTTGTCTGAACTTGTACGATTTAGACTGTGGGTCATTATAGGCTTCCCATGGGTCAAATTCATCTTTAGCTAATTCAATACGTTCAGGTTGTGCTGGTTGACCTTGTCCTTGTACCATACCAGTTATGGTCTGGGTTATATCTGGACGAGATTCCAATAATTGCCCTATTTTTTCATATTGCTTTAGTTTAGAGTTTTCCGCTGCGAGTTTATCCTTTTCACTTTGGAAGTACTTTGCTTGTTCTTCCCAGTTTCCAGAAGTCTCCTGCGTATTAACACTTTCGTCTTGCCCTACATTATCAACGGTTTCACCTTCTAGATGTCCGTTTTCATATGCGTCACTCATTTGTTATCCTTCCTGCAATGTCTCGTCACCTTTTTGAGTTTGACTACCATTTACACGTAATCTCTCGGATTCAAGTTTCACTGCGTCTTTTAACCTACCTGTTGCCAATTTGTTAGCGGCACGAGATTCATACTTCTGCTCGGCCAGTTGGCTTTTAAATTTCTCAACTTCAGTACGTTTTCTAGCTGCAACACTTTCTCTATCTGCAGTTTGTAAGTCGCCTGAAAGCTTTTTAAGTTGTTCTTGCGCCTGTGCAAGCATACCCTGTAATTTACTAACTTCGTCAGTTCTTTGCAATACCCCTTCTTTGTCAAAGATTTCAGTCTTTTTAAGTGCTTCTACTCTATCTATTAAACCTGCTTGATAAGCTTCCATATACAATTGGAACTCACCATACTTATTAGATGGTAATGTAGAGCCTCCAAGTATACGCACATCAAATTGACCTACTGTAATATCATTTTCAATTGACATTAACTCATTAGTTTTATCATCGTATAAACGAGCATTTACCGTGAACTCACTTATATCATTGTTAGGTTGTACTATTCTAAACGTCTTTTTAAATCTATAGTGTTGTCTAGCCATATTATATATAACTTGACCTAATCTTTTCATTGACCCTTCAATATCTCTTAACTTAGACTTTGAACGTCTTTGTCCAACATTCTCCATCATCATAGTAGCTGAGTATGTTCTAGGTGCTGCATCTGTACTACCTTGCATCATTTCAAATATACCAATATTTAAATCAATATAACCTTCAATCATTTTAGGTAATGTTAAAATACTACCTGATAATGGTTGTGGTGAAGGAAAATGAGGTTCCCCAAAAGATGGGTCATATTCGATAGTAGCATTAGGATTCGCCCAATCTCGTTCTAGTTCTTCAATATCACTAACACTACCTTGGGGAACTAAAAGCTTCAAACCTGCTGAAGCCTGTGCGTGTGATGTAATGAGGGAAACCGTCTTGTTGAGGAACCTTTGAAATGCTTTATTCTTTCTTACATCACTCATTGGGTATGGTGTGTTGGTCCATATGTTTGGTACTGGTATAACAGGATATATATCTGTATCACATATCATTTCATACAATACTATTTGACCAACAGTACATGTTAACTTAATTCTTGTTTGTGTTACTTCAACAAAATCAATAAGTCCAGACTTTATAGCTGCAGCAAAGTCTCTATCTTCTGCCATTGCAGCAAACTGTTCTTGAGTCATTATTCTTTCATCGCCAGTTCTAGCGTCAACAACTCTATAATAAGGTACTCTTACCTTTTTGTAATGTTCAAGTAATCTATACTTTTCAATATGATAGTCTTTATCTTTTGTATTATCTGGCGTAAAGCTTTCCATAGTCGTTCTATTAGTTGCATCAGGATAGTCCTCCTCCTTGTTAAATGTTTCTATCTCATCTATTAATAATTTTTCTGAGTCTTCACTTATGGGTTGACTCATTTGTGGATATAAATCTATTAACTGCTGTCTTGTTAATATAGTTGACACTATAATACCTGAAGCATCATCAAAATATTTATGTCTAGAGTTAGGGTCTACATAAACTCTAAAAGGGTCTACGTAAGTAAATTTAACTTCACCTCTACCAAAATCAGCATCTCTATCTAGATATGCATAAAAATAACCAAGACCAGTAACAGCGTAATCATGAACAACTTGCTTAAATACTTCGTTACCATCTGATTTGTCCCACACATATTCTAATATAGTCTTCCATACGTTTGCTATTTTATTATCAGAATCTTCTCTGCCTACTGCACTAAACTTAGGTTGTTTAGATGTAACAATTGCTTTAAACTGTTCTATTGCAGCATACAACCTATCCATAGGCATAGATGACTGATTGCGTGAATCTAGTTCATCAAGCTCTGATTGTGAAAAATGATTACCTAAATAAAAGTCAATATCTTCTCTAGCGGCTACATCCCAGTCTTGTCTGGCATCTCTCCATCTATCAAACAACTCATTTATTTCTTTTACTCTTAAATCTTCTTGTATCATAGTATATAATATAGTATTATTTCCTAGCTCCAGTCAACCAATTATATGCTTTACGTGGTTTTGTCCAAACGCCAGATTTATTTTTACTTTTCTTTTTACGTTTAGGTTGACCTTTAGCAAACTGTGTCGCAAGCCAAAACGCATCAATAGTATCATCATGACTTCCTTTTGGGAAATCAAGCAACTCACCTATAAATTCATGCATTTCTTTTTTAATATGTACAGCGCCTGCTTTAAACATTGGCTGAAGCCCTTCAAATAATCTATCCTTTTTCTTTTGATTGTAATTCTTAATACCTTTTTCTATGCCTGGTAAAAACATTCCTTCTGCTTTACTACGTTTCATAACATAGTCTCTTAACATTTCTTGGTATGCAATTGTTTC